CGATGGTGCTGGCGGCGGCGACGGTGCTGGTGGCGGCGACGGTGCTGGCGGCGGCGCTGGCGGCGACGGTGCTGGTGGCGGCGATGGTGCTGGAGGTGGCGGCGACGGTGCTGGCGGCGGTGCTGGCGACGGCGACGGCAAGACCTTCAAGACGGCCGACGTGAATCGCATTGTCGAGGAACGTCTGTCCCGAGATCGCAAGAAGAACGAAGAGAAGTACCGCGATCTGGAAGGTCGCTACTCGGAACTTCTCGACAACCAGGGTCTCTCCGAAGAAGAGCGCGGCAAGATGGAAGAGAATCTGGAGGATGTTCGCAAGCGGTTGCGTACCAAGGAGGAGGAAGCCAAGTACAAGATGAAGCAGGTGCAGGATAAGCATACTGTGGAGTTGACTGAGGCCAAAGCCGCTGCTGAAAAGTGGGAGAAACGCTTCTACGATTCGAGCATTCAGAGGGCTTTGCAGGATGCAGCCGTGTCCAACGACGCCTACAACTCCTCTCAAGTCGTCAATCTTCTCCGTCCGTTGACGAAGCTGAAGGCCAAGGTCGACGAGGCCACGGGAAAAGAGACTGATGCCTTTGAAACGGTCATCGACTTCCCTGACCACGACGACAAAGGCGTGGAAGTGATCACGCAACGAACCCCTGACGAGACTGTGAAGCGGATGAAGGAGTTGACGGACTACGCCAACCTCTTCAAGAGCAACGTGGTCGCTGGGGTCGGTGCCAATAGTGCTACCGGTGGCATCGCACCGGGTACGAATGGTCGTATCGATGTTCGGAAACTGACTCCCGAGCAATACAAGAAGATCCGAAAAGAGAACCCCGAGCTTCTCGGACTGTAACGACCGTTCTTTCGGGGGTTGTCGTATTCAACCTAAACGAAACTTCTGTTCTGGAGAAAGAACAAGATGAATCCTTACCTGTGTAACGCTGAAGTCGTTTGCTACGCCAACGACAACGATGCTTTCGTTCCCGAGCTTTGGGCCCTTGAGGGTCTGATGCAACTCGAAGAGCAGATGGTTGTGGCCAACTTGGTCCACCGCGACTTCGAGAACGAGATCGCCGCCTACGGCGATACCGTCAACACCCGTCGTCCCGGCGAGTTCAAGATCCGCCGTAAGAACGACACCACGTCCAGCTTGGACAAGCAGGACGCGAACGCCACCAACGTGGCGGTCAAGCTGAACCAGTGGTTCTACAACTCGTTCGTCATCAAGGACGGCGAGCAGAGCAAGTCCTTCAAGGATCTGCTCCAGATTTACCTGGTGCCTTCGATGCGGACGATCGCCCGCTCGGTCGACCGGGCCCTCCTGGGTCACATCCACAAGTTCCTGTCCATGGGTGCGCCGGCCGGTCGCGTTGGTCGCCTGGAGAACCTTCTCGCTGCGTCGAGCCACGAGACCGTGCTCGAAGCCCGTGAGGTTCTCAACAGCAACTACGCTCCGCTGGATGAAGATCGCAGCCTGCTCCTCTCTTCGATGAGCGAGACTGCCCTTCTCAAGAACACCATGTTCTTGAAGGCCATGGAGCGCGGCGACGGTGGGAAGGCTCTGGAAGATGCCCGCCTGGGCCGAATCCTCGGCTTCAACACGTTCCTCGCGCAGAACGTGAACTATGCGAACCTGCTGAACTGCGACACGGTCGTCGGTACGGTTACCGGGGCCGAGGTTGTCGGTGAGGCCGGCGTGCTTACCTGCACCCTGGGTGCGTCCACTGTCGGTGAGTTCATCAATGTCGCTGGCAACGATCAACCCACCTGGGTCACCGCTCTCTCCGGTGCGACCACCGATGTGACGCTGAACGAGCCGCTGAAGTACGCCACGGGTGCCGGTGCGGTTCTGACTCTCTACGCTCACGCGAACGTGGAAGACACCTACGCGGTTGCCTACGATGAGCAGATTGAGGTTAGCCATACCTCGGCCAAGGCCCCGCAGATTGGCCAGTTGCTCGCCTTCGGTACGGGTGGCAGCCGCCACACGTACACCATCATCGAGGTGGACGTGGTCAGCGCGACCAACACCAAGGTGATGTTGGATCGTCCGCTGGACTATTCCGTCGCCCTGAACGACGACGCCTTCCCCGGCCCGGCTGGCTCGATCAACTGGGCCATGCACCGCGAGTGCGTTGCCTTGGTCAGCCGTCCCCTGGCCGTCCCCGCCAATTCGATGGGCGTCCTGAGTGGTCAGGGTGCGTACAACGGCATCGGCATGCGTGTCTCGATGCAGTACGACATCGACGCTGGCGGAACCGTCGTGAACTGCGACATCCTCGCCGGCATCAAGGAGCTTGACACCAACTTGGCCGTCGCGCTCCTCGGCTAAACCTGTCTTCGATAAGGCTCACCCGCCTGGACTCTCCAGGCGGGTGGCCTTTTCTTTTGTTCAGCCAGAGGAGACCACCCATGGAACTTTTTGGTTTTGCTGAAGTGCTTGGCGACCTGGGTTGGCTCCTGAAAACTTTTGGACCACTTTTGGTTGCGGTCATTTTCTTCATCTGGCGCGACTATCGACGCGAAGACAAGTTGCTGACAAGGATCGAACAACTTGAAAACGAACAGCGTTTAGTGATTCTGCCTCTCGTCCGAGAGACCACAAAAGTGATCGTTCGGAACACTGAGATGACACGGCAGACCGTCAAAGTCATGGAACGACTGGAACACGCTCTCAACAGATAACAGGTGTCTCATGTCCGTGTTCAATGCAAAATTGATTCGCATGGTCGAACAGAATCTGTACATGCTCAAGCGGCAGTACGGTGGACCGATTATCTTCTGTTCCTTGCTCGATGCGGACACGGACTACATGACGGGTTCTAAGGTGGTGCAATACAGAACTTGTCCCATTCAACGGGCAATAGTCTTGCCCTCTCGAATGTCACGGGATGTGATTGCCAGCGTGGCGCGCATCTCATCAAACAAACCGCTGGCTTACGGTGGCGAATTCAATGTTGGCGACCGTGGCTTCATCATCCGTGGGAACGACATGCCGTCAGGCGTAGTGGTTCAGAAGGATGACTGGATTTTCTACCGGGGCAAACGATACGGAATCAAGACCGTCCTGAATGTGTGCGGCGACATCGGATGGGTGCTCATCGCCCGCCATCATCCTGGAACTACCATTGAGTATCATGTGACGGCTCATAGCGCAGTCAATCTTGACGTAGAGGCAATGGTATGAACGACAGCTCAAATTGGAAGTTTATCGTCCGAAACCTCTACAGCTTGAAGCGCCAGTATGGTGCCAAAGTCACCGTCTGCAAAGTGCTTGACGTTGAAACGGACTACATAACTGGTGAGAAAACAATCTCGCGGGAACTACATGAAGTCCAGCGAGCCATCATGCTTCCGGTGGAGGAAAAACGGAAAGTGGAGCAAGGAATTGCCCATTTGTCGTCGAACAAGATGTTTGTTTCTCAAGCCGGGTTCGATGACGAGCAGGCCCTCTTCATCTTTGACGCCAAGGATCTACCGGCTGGCTTCCAGTTCAATCTCGATGACTTTGTTATCGTCGAGGACGAATACTTCCGTGTGACCGAGGTGGATGAGTACGAATACGATTCGGGTTGGGTTATCAAGACCCATCGTACCAAAGGCGCAGACTTTGTTCTTCAGCCGCCTCCACCTCCACCCTTCACTGGAACTGCCACTGTTTTCGGGACTGGCCTAGTCGGAAACTCAAAATGGTACGGTGGGGCTCTTGCCGACAACGGATTCATTTATGCTGCTCCCTTGTCGTCACAATCGGTTCTGAAGATCGACCCGGTAAACGACACTTTCAGCCTGGTGGGTAGTGCAATCACAAAGTTGTACAAAGGTGCCGTTCAAGCTCCCGATGGCAATATCTACTGTATGCCGGCCACCGGAACGGCAATTTTGAAGATTGATCCTACCAATGACACAGTCAGCACGGTTGGTCCAGAGAATGGCGATTACAAGCAGGGTGACACAATTCTTGCGGACAACGGCTCCATTTATGGGATTCCCTTTCGCGCGCAACGCCCATTGAGGTTTGATCCAGTCACAGAGGTCTTCAGTCAATTCGGAACATTCTATGACAACACTGACAAGTGGAATAGCGGGGCACTCGCATACAATGGTTGTATTTACGGGATGCCTCGGAATGCGACCACGATTCTGAAGATTGATACTAGTGATGATTCTACTTCCGTCTTTGGGTCGTTCCCCGGTTCTTATAAATGGGCTGGTGGCGTTGCTGTCGGTCAGTACATCTATGGGATGCCATCCCATTCAACAACCATCCTGAAGATTGATTGTTCCAATGACACCGCAACCACCTTTGGTGGGACTCTCGTTGGCACCAACAAATGGGCAGGCGGGATTCTTGCACCTGATGGTTGTATCTATGGAATTCCACTTGCTCATACCCAAGTTTTGAAAATTGACCCATCGGACGATTCCGTCAGTTTGATTGACGCCATCCCGGCTTTGCCAAGTGGTTATAAATGGGCCCATGGTGTTCTGGCCGAACGCCGTATCTATGGTTTTCCTTACGACGGCACTAACATTTTGAGGATTGCCTAAATGAGACTCCTGAAACTCAGCGCAAGACAACTGGCTGACTTAGCCGTGGCAAACACGAAAGTCAGGAATGTTATTCTCGTTCCCTTCTGTGTCGAAGGACGGGCTGGCGTGTTTGTGGAAGCCGATCATCTGGAGGATGAACCTGTCATTGAACGCATTCACCCAGATGATCATGCCAAGTTTTTCCGTCATCGTGAAATGCTTGGAAAGATTGTCTCCAAAGACATCGTTGTCGCCTCTGAGATACCCGACAGGAAAGCAAGGGAAGTCGAAGCAATTGAAGCCGAAGCAATTGAGGCCGAAGCAATTGAGGCTCCAGTTGTAGAAAGGAAACGCTGATGGCCGACATCAACCCGAGTTGGGCCAGGTGGATTGCCGCCTCCCTTGCGGTGTACTACAAAGATGTTTCCGATTTCCTGGGGATCAAACTTCTGGTCGAAGGCATCGACGAACGTGAATCCGAAAAGATGGAGGCCGATCGCGCAGAACTGCGTATAAACGGCCCCATGATCCGACAAGAGAGCAAAGGCTACTTTCGCCTCGATGTCGATTCCAACATTCTCCTCACTGACCTAATGGGCGGTGATGGAGATAACCCGTACAACCTGATGACTTGGGCCGGGGCCTTCCAGCAAGCCGCTGAGAAGGCCATCCCTGTGTATCGCTACGGCCCCGATACCGGTGGAGTCGACGACGGCTCCTGGGTTGGCTGTTTGACTATAAGGGGACGCAATGAAGGCCCCGATCTTTTCCACTTTGGTCAAGTCAGCGTTGTTGACCGTGTCCGACAAGCCGCTGTGGACACGCAGCATCGGATGTACTTGACTGTGTCGGAGTAGGCAGCCGCTTCGCCTCTCCACCCCTCGTGAATACATGCTCCGCGATCACTGTGCGCACCTGCGGAGCTTCACTCATTCTTTGCATGCAAGGAGACTTCCGATATGGCACGTATCGAACTCAAACACTGTACTGTTCGATTCAAGGATGGTCTCAGTGGTGCCGGCGCAGTCAACGAACCGACGACTGCACCTGTTGCTACCGATACCACTTTTGACCTCGACACGGTTGTCCTGAACACGGCCGACACCGATCTGGTCCCGGTCGGGGCCCGCTTCACCATTGATGGTGAGACGGATGCCACTCAGGTTCACGTCGTGACGGCTCGCACGCCAACGGACTCGGGCCCGACGACCAACATCGAGTTTTCCCCGGCTCTCGGTGCCGGCACCTATGCCGATGGTGGTGTGTTGACGTTTGTCAACCAGCAGATCGACATCAAGATCGGTGATGGAAACATCACGTATACCGAGAACAACAACTACGAGTACGAGACCGACAAGGGCTCGCTCGACACCGTGCGTGAAGGCGACGAGGCTCCGATGGATGTGAACGTGGACTTTGTCTACGAGTACATCACCTCGGGCACCGGTGAAGCCATCACGCCGATGGATGCCATCAAGCGGAAGGGTGGAGCCGCTGAATGGGTCAGTGCTTCGGCAGACCCCTGCGAACCCTACGCGATCGACATCGAAGTCGAATTTATCCCCGCCTGTGGTGGTGCCGAGATCGAGACCACCATCTTCCCCGACTTCCGCCCGGATTCCAAGGAAGTCGACTTCGGTGAGGCAGCAGTGTCGGTTTCCGGTCGCTGTAATGCGCTCGAACCCACTGTGACTCGTACTTCCCAGTAACCCCTGATTGAGAACGATGAACAATGGCACGAATTGAACTGAAGCATTGTACCGTCCGATTCAAGGACGGGTTCAGTGGCAGTGCCGCCGTCGATGATACGCTTGTGTCAACGGACACCGTCATGGAGATCGACACGATCGCTGGGTTCCCCAGCGGCGATACGTTGGTCCCCGTTGGCGCACGGTTCACCGCCGTGGGCGATTCGGACACGACTTTTACTGTCACTGACCAGAATGGGAACGAGCAGCAACTCGTCACCCTGACTGGGGTCACGGGAGGCAACTTTACGTTGGACTTCCTCAGCGCTGGCCCAACCAGCAACATTCTCTACACCGACTCGGCAGCCACAGTGCAAGGCTTACTGGAAGGTCTGTCGAACATCGACGTTGGAGATGTTGTTGTCACGGGTTCTGCTGGCGGCCCCTGGACTGTCGAATTCAAAGGCCAATATGCTGACACTGACGTTGCCTCGTTGGTGGCGGCCGATGTTGACCTTACTGGTACGACCCCGACTGTTGATGTCACTCCCGTTCATGCGGGTGGCACAACTTGGGAGTTGACCTTCACCCCCGCTATCCAGGCCGCCGAAGTGCCGGCCAACGATGCGGTGATCACCTTCCTTCCGCAGCAGATCGACATCAAGATCGGCGACGGAAACATCACGTACACCGAGAACAACAACTACGAGTACGAGACCGATCGTGGTCAACTCGACACGGTGCGTGAGGGTGACGAAGCCCCGATGGATGTGAACGTGGACTTTGTCTACGAGTACATCACCTCGGGCACCGGTGAGGCCATCACGCCGATGGACGCTCTCAAGCGCAAGGGTGGGGCATCTGGCTGGTATAGCTCTTCGAGCGATCCCTGCGAGCCCTACGCTATCGACATCGAAGTCGAGTTTACCCCCGCCTGTGGTGGCGCGGAAATTGAAACCACCACCTTTCCCGATTTCCGTCCCGACTCGAAGGAAGTTGACTTCGGCGAGGCGGCGGTATCGGTATCCGGGCGCTGCAACGCGCTCGAACCCACTGTGACTCGCTCGGCGCAGCCGTAGAGTCACGCCTGTTGTTTTGACGAGGCCCAGGGAGGCCATCCGCTTCCCTGGGTCTTTCTTTTACCTTTGTCTCTTACGAGGGAGACCCAAACATGAAGATCGGTGGAGTTGATCCGAAAACCCTGCCAAAGGAAGAACTTCTCGTGTTGCCGCGAGGTGACCAGGAGATTGTCTTCCGTGCCGTTGGTGTACCGGACTATGACGAGTTCGATGCTCTCTGTCCCGCACCGAAACCGCCTGGCCGCCTGACAAAGGATGGCTGGGAGTCCAACGATGATGACAAGGACTACAAGGCCATTCTGTCCACGCACAATTCCAAGCGTCTTGCTTGGATGGTGATCAATTCACTCACCCCGAGTGAGATCGAATGGGACACCGTTGTCCCTGGAAAGCCTTCGACCTGGATGAATTGGCAGAAGGACATGAAGGCCGCCGGCCTCAGCCAAGTGGAATGCAACCGCATCACGAACCTCGTCTTCCAAGCCAACTGCTTGGATGAAGAGAAACTGAAGCGGGCACGCGAAAGTTTTCTACTTGGTCAGCAGCCGGTGCCAAGCGAATTCTCTGGAAGAAGTATCGCACCGGAGACTTCGCCGTCTGGAGAGCCTGCACCCGAATAGGCATCCTCCCACCAGGGGTAAAACCCAACTGGGATGACAATGGCGTCGGCACACAAGCGTTGATTCTCGCATTCGATCAAACGTGCGAACATGACGAGAATGAGGAAGCCGCCAACATGCTCAAAGCTGGTGGTGGCAGACCGAGGACTCCGAAACGACGCTAGTGTGGGAGGCTGTTGACCATGAAGTTCAAAGGCACGTTGAAGTCTTTCAGGTTCAACATGCAAGACTACAAGGAAAGGTTGCATGAGCACCTCTCAAACGAGATTGCTCATGCAGCCTTCTTGTGGCTCAATGCTGTCCTGATGCAAATCCCCGTGTGGAGTGGGGCGTCCCATGCGACGTTTCTTCGTCTCTCACGGCAGGTTGGTTATCAATTGGCGATTCAGCCCAAGGTGATCAGTCGAGTCTCATACGGGCAAAGGCACGGGGATGGTGAGCTAGTCGCCAATCCTGACAAGGGTCTTTACACCTTTACCTTCGAGACTTCACTTCCTCACTTGGTCTACAACGAATTCAACAACGCTAACATCACTCCAGACCCTGCTCTCTTCTCCCGTCTGATTCAGCCAGGCCCCTATGGTTTCCAACAGGCGGGCCTCAAGGTGTTTCAGGAATATGCAAAAACCGTGAGACTTCCCAATCCCTGGGTCAGTCTCAAAGTCAAGACTCATAGGGTGTCCTAATGGCAGAAGAAATCAAACAAGAACTTGGTTTTGATGCCTCCAAGGCATTGCAAACTCTGACACAACTTGACAAGGTCATGGGTTCCTTCGAGCAACGTCTTGGCCAGTCGGTCAAAGCGATGGACGCCTTCAATAAGAAAGGTGGAGCCTCTGTCGCAATGCTGAAGAAGATTGCCAGCGAGGGTGGCAAAGCCGCAACAGCATTGGCCAAGGTGGTATCGCTCCAATCACAAGCTGGCGCGGCACCTGGTAGAGGTGCGGCTGGTGGTGGTGGTCGAGGTGGTGTTGCGGCGATCCCTGGTGTGGATCAGTACGTCAAACAACTGGAGACCATGCACAAGGTCTCTGATCGAGCCACGGACGCCCAGAAGAGGGCTTTCCAAAGTTCGATCACTGCGGCTGCCGAGTTTGCTGCGAAAAACAAAATCTCAATGGGCCAGGTGATTTCCCAGTCGAAAAACTTGGACAAGAGTTTCACTGGAGTGGCCAACACCATGGCCAACAAGCTGTCCAAGATCGAGACTGCCTCAAAGAAGCATCTCAATGCGGCCGGACAATCAGTCCGCAAGCTGTCAGTTGATTTCCAGACGATGGTTCGTATCGTCACAACGCAGGCTATCGTTCGAGCATTGAGTCAGCTTCGCAATGTCATCCGTGGCGCAGCCTCGGATGCAGTTCAATTCCAAACCAGTCTTGCCGAGATCGGGACGATTGCTCCAACTGGTGATCTCGCTGATCTTGGGCAACGTGTCCGTGAACTGTCAGATGAGTTCAACACGCCACTCGACACTACGGCCAAAGGTTACTACCAAACGATCTCGAACCAAATCGGTCAGACGACCGATGACTTCGATGAGTTTGTGTCGGCTGCCTCCAAGTTCTCGAAGACTTCGGTCACCGACTTGGCCTCGGCCACAGACTTGGGTACTGGTGCCCTTAATGCCTTTGGCAAGTCCGCTGAAGACGCTGAAGACGTGTTCGCAAAGTTCTTTGTGACCATCAAACAAGGTCGTGTGATTGGCCGGGAGTTGGCGCAAGGTTTCGGCCAAGTGGCTCCGTTGGCTGGTAAGCTAAACGTCGAATTTGAGGAAGTGAATGCTGCTTTGGCGGCCATTACTATTCAAGGTATCTCGGCTGACAAGGCATTCACCCAACTTCGTGGTGTCTTCAATTCATTCTTGAAGCCAACCAAAGAAATGACTGCGGCTCTGAAAGAGCTTGGTTTCTCGTCAGGTGATCAAATTCTGCAAGCCCACGATTTGCAAACTGCTCTGCGTATGGTGGTCGGCACAACAGATGGTACGTCAGAGGCATTCGCAAAGATCATCCCGCGTATCCGTGGCTTTACCGGTGGTGTCGCGTTGGTTACTGATGAAGTCGAACACTTCACGGAAACTATGAAGCTCCAAAAGGAAGCGGCTGCCGAGTTGTTTGACCGTGGTTACGAGTTGGTTATATCGACTGACGCCTTTGTGGTAACCAAGGAATTGAATGAGCTTTCAAATTTCCTGACTACTGATTTTGGCAATGCTATTCTTGAATCCTCTGCCGGCCTGTTTGAATTAGTTGGTGGGGCTGAAGGATTGAAGAAGGTTCTTCTTGCGGTAGGCTCTACACTTCCGACATTCATTTTACTCGTGGGGGCTGCTGGAACCGCCATGGGTATCATGGCAATCAAAGCCAAACTTGCAACCGCAGGGTTGGCAGGTATGGTAGGCCCCCTGGGATTGCTAGTAGCCATCCCGGCAGCAATGGCTGCGGGTGAGTATCTTGCCCAGAACATCGTTGATGCCTGGGACGCTGAGTACCGGGCTTTCAAGGAAACGATGGACAAGGAATTGGAACTCCGTCAGAAAAAGATCCGAGCCGAGGCTACCCTAGAGAAGCAGAAGGTCCAAGAACTGGAAGCGATTCTGGCACAAGGTCTGGTCGGAGTTCGGAAGCAATACTTTGCACTTGCTGATGCTGCGATTGACGCCAACGACAAAGCTCTGTCCGACATGAGATACTTCACGGATGGTATCATCCAAGAGGCATCTCGGGCAGCCCAAGCTGCCAAGTCCAGCTTCGAGAATCTGGGTAAGAACATTCTTGCGTCAGAACAACGTGTCGGCAAGCTACGGTCTAGCATTGACGACAAAATCTTCTCGAATCGAATTAGTAACCAGGACGATATCAACAAGGTTTATGCCTTGACGGATCGTTCGGCCTCGCTTGCTTTCAGTGCTGCCAAAAAACTCAAGGAAGCCTCCTCGGAAGATGAACGAGCTACAGCCGATGAGGAATTCCGTCGAGCCGAGGCATTCGCTTCACAAGCACTATCGATTGCCAAAGGCACCGATAACCTTACGTTGGAAGCGAAGGCTCTTGGTTCTCTGGAGTCACTCACCAATGCCAACATCCGTGCTGAGAAGGTCTATCAGGATACTCTGTCCGGTTCTCAGGTTGAGCAACTCAAACGTGCTCAGACGGAAGAGAAACGTGTCGAGAATCTGAAGAAGCAGCAGAAGGATCTTCTCGAAGCCTTTACCCTTTATGACAAGGAGACTGGTGAACTTCTCACTGGTGCGGAACGGGAACAGAAGCTCAAGGGTGCTCATGACCAATTGCTTAACTTCATCAAAACGGCTCAGGATGGTAAGCCTCTTGATGTTGGGCAGATGTTGAATTTTGCAAGTGTGTCACAGCAGATGGCCCAGGAGATGGATACCTTCCGTATCAATGAGATCATTTTGGCCGAACAGGCTATCCAAGGCTTGTCGGATCAATTCACCATAGCGATCGAAAGGGCGTATGCTAACGCACCGGCCGCCGGCTTCCTGGAAGCACTAACCGGTGTCAAAGTGGAAAGCCCTGCCACCGAGCGAGAAGCATTGGCTGGCACCGTGACGGAATACACCGCCTTAATCGA